GAAGGAATTTCAGGTGGTATTTACACAAAAGAAATGGCACAAGCAGAACAAGACGGAAGAATAACAAATGTTCCTTTCAATAATGAGTTCTTTGTTTGGACTTTTTGGGATATAGGAATGGACGATGCAACTGCGATATGGTTTGTTCAGTTCGTAGGTGATGAAATTCACTTGATAGATTATTACCA